CTCAGCCGCCAGCGCTGTCTTTAACAGACGCACAAAATAAGGCGGGAATATGGCTTCAGTTGGGCGAAACTGGTAGTCAATCCAAACATCTTCATAATTTGTATAAAGGCCAAGGCTGTAAATTTCAAAATCGCGCACTGGCTGTGCGGCAACAGCGCCAACATTAAATACGGCCTTTGGGTTGCCAAGAATATCGCCGGGCAATGCGTAGGTATATTTCCATTCATTGATGGGTGTGCTAGCCAATCGGCCAAGCTTTACCTTTTTGACAGACCAGCTAAATGGGTACTGCATCAAGATAGTGTCGCGGATGTCATCGTACAGTCTGTCAGCAACTTGCGCTTCATCTGTACCTGTCGCAAATGACGAAAGGGGCGCGGCCCCCAGCATAATTAAAGCTTCAGAACATATAGATAGTTTGGTATCGCCCTGCGCCATTTACCTACTCCAATAAGGGTAAGGGGGGCGGGCCAGGCCCGCCCCTCTAGGATTAGTCGGTGTCGGTCATGCTGATAGCTGTGCCATCAGTCACATCGACTACACCAGCCGCATTTGACGCAACCATCACAATACTCAGTGTTGGTGTTGCGCTGTCATGCACAAAAATGATATCGCCGACTGCCACTGTGTCTGACAGGTCATTGAAATAACCAGATGTGTTAACAGTCGCAATCGCGTCTGCTGATGTGTAGGTGTACATAGATGGGGCGTTGCCCTTCTTTGCGGCACCAATTACATTCCAACCGTTTGCAGAAAAAGCCATTTTTTATCTCCTTTCCTACTATTCGGTGCAAGAAATCTTGACAATGCCCTCATCGTCAATGGCAACCGCGCCAGCGGAAAACATTGAAGAAACCAAGAAGCTGGTTTTTTCTGGGACATAGTTGATTTCAGATTTTTGGTTCATGCCGATACCCATACCCATTGCATCCTTGTGGAATGCAAAGCATGTGCGGGTTGACGGCTTTGGCAAGCCACCTTCGTCACGATCACCAATTGAGATGAACTTGAAGCCGAGGTAGGTGTCCACGGCCCCTTGGACAAGAGCCTTGATCGTGTTGAAGTCGCTTGATTGCACTTCAGTTTCACCCAACAGGCCAGCAAGGTTGTTGGCGTGGATGATCATGACGCGGCCTTCGGCTGGGACGTTGTTTTGATCCAACAGCTTTTTGGCTTCAATCAGCTTTTCAATATTCAGGTTTGTGCCTGCGCCACCAACGGTAGTCGCAACGGTCAGCGTTGTGCCTGATGCGTTAAGGGCATCAATAACCAACTGATCCATACGTCTGCCGATGGCCCCTGAAACTACTTGCACTAATTCACGGCGCTCGTCAAAGTTGACTTTCTGCTGTGAAAAGATATCGCTGTATTCAGCGGCTATGTAGTCAGACATCGTTGCTGTGACTTGTGAGTAAGTCACGTTTAGTGGTGTCACGTCAGTTTGCGGTACGCGAACTGTTGCGGTGCCTTTCCCAATTTTAGGGAACTTCACCTGATTGCCTTCGACATTTGTACGCTCGCGAGTTAAGCCAGCCAAGGCGCGTTGGGCCTGAAAAGCTTGTTTCACTTCTGCGTCAAAAAGCTGTACGAAAGCATTGGAAATGCCTACTGCCATTTTCCTATTCCTTCCATTACAAAGTAAAAACGATTTAACGCCAAACAGGTATCCTTCCGGGCTGTGGCTTGGGCATATACGCTACGCCCCCAAGCGTTTGCGACAGGTCAAAGGCTTGATTATCTGTCAAGGGTGATTTTATAGAAAAATGCGGCAATTGTAAACAACTGCCGCACTTGGATTAAATGGTTGAGTATTCTTGGGTGCCGTACACCTGCTCAAACATTTTTTCAACCTTGGCCCGATACGCCGGGTCATTGTTGTACTCAGGCTTGCCAACCATTGCCATCAGTTCTTCTTTCGATGGCGCACCATTGATAGGCCCAACCTCAACCGGGATAGGCTTGTCACCGTAATAGCTACGCACTTTCTGCAAGGCGCGTAAACCTTGGGCGGTTCCACCCATTATCTTGAACTCTTCAAAATCAGCATCTGACCAAACGCCCTTGCGAACCAAGCCAGACGCCCAGTCGGTCATCGACTTAATCGTGACATCAGCATTCGGGCCAAGCTTTTCATATTCTTCTTTATATGAGATCTCAGCTTGCTGACTTTCGCCTTGAGCCATTTCAATAAATGTTCCAGCCAATTGCTCAAATGCCGCTTGGCTGACGCCATTTTCTTTTGCCCAGTCTCTATAAACATTATAAAGAGGGTCATCGTCACTAATCCCGGCCTGCTCAAAAATGCTCGTATCATAATTCTCAGGGGCTTTATGTTTTCCCTGAGAAAACTTTTTTTGCAGTTCATTATATGACTTAACAAGGTTTTCAAGATCCGGGCCATCATCGTCATTCCAAAACTTTTCGGGATACCAGTCTGGACGTGCCAGTTCTATTTCCTCATCTTCTTTGGCAACAGTCACGCTGTCTAGCGATGGCTCATTGTCAGGCAGTTGATGTGAAATAGTTGTTTCTTCGACTTGCTGTTGGTTGTCGTCACCCTCAACTTGGGCTTCGGCCAACAGACCATCTATATCGTTCATAGCGTCCTCGCTCTGTTCATGCGCCGCTCAATTTCTCTGACCAGACTATTCTGGCCTTCTCTGGCGTAGCCGTGGCTGGCATCCTCACCGGGATACCAAGTAGGCTGTTCAATCGTTACTGATCGCAGATGGGTGAGCAACTTTTGCCCATCGTCACTGCCAAAGACGCGAAGATAAAGACGATCGACATCATCTTTATCAATTTGCTGTTTTTCCGCTATTTTAGGGTCTACAGACTGTAGCCCTTCCCAACCATCAGGTATCATTTACATCGTTCCTTCTGGTGGTGCCTCTCCCTCAACTGGCGCACCACCCTGTGCTTGTGCCTGCATCTGCATCATTTGTGCGGCCTGTTCCATCATCCGCTGACGCTCTTGTGGTGTGGTGCGTAATTCCGCTGGCACACCCAGTTTGTCAGCCACATAATCTGCAATAGATCCTGTCTTGACAGCCATTTGACCTTCTGGGCCAAGCGCTGATGACATCTGCACCCACTGCATGATTTTTTCTATATCGCCCATATTCTGTGCTTGTGCAATAGGGCTGACAGGCGTGACCTTTACCTCTAGCCCATTAACGCGCAATGGCATCTCAATCATGCCGCGCTCATCCATCACATACAGGATACGCGATACCAGCGGCACCATAGTTTCTGTGATTAACCGACCAAAGGCAGACCCAAGGTTCTGGGCCAGTTCCTTCATCCTTTCTGCGATTTCTGTAGCAGACCGGGCCGACATATTGTCAGGCGGCAGTGTGTCGTCTAGCAAAATCTTTTTGACGTTCATACGCAAATCATTGATCACGATCTGCGACACATTGAAATCACCAGAGCGCGGCATCTGACGCAAGCTTTCGCCTTGTGGGCCACCGTTACGCGCAACCGGGATAATGGCACCCGGCGCAATCCGAATATTTTGCGGGTTCAACACGCCGTCATCAGCCGCCGTGTAGACGCCAGCAATTGACAGGCTGGCATTCTTCAATAGCAGTTCTAGCGTTTTGTTCAGCGTCTTGATGTCGGGGATGGCAGTGACTAGCGGCCCCCGGCCATAGATCTCACCCGCCACTTTCATATACCGGGCCACGATCCAAGGCGATGATTTCATGCGGCGCATAAGCAGGCCAGCTTTGCCCTCTGCCCAAATGACGTGATAGCAATAGTCGCCCTTGTCCGGGTCATACAATGTAGCCTCAACCAAGTCGATTTCCTGAGTAGGCTTGTCATCAATCATGCGCTGTAGGCGCTCTGGTATTTCGGCATCAGTCCAATGCTGTTTGATGGCTTCGGCCTTTAGACGCATCCGGCGGTAGACGTTGTCAACCTTGCCGTGTGCGCCCTCTTCGATGCTGACCAAATACTGTGGCACAGCGGTAAAGCGAATAGGCGTCATGTCATCGCCGGGCTGTACCAGCATGACGGCGGTGCCGACAGCCAGATCCAACAAAAACTCACCCATAGCCAGATCAAAATTAGATTGCCGCAACAGGCTGAACATTATGTCGGCGTACATGTCCAGCGCCATTTGCGCTTCTAGTCGGCGCTCCTCTGGGATATCCGGCCCCGGCTCTAAGCGGCACCACGGGGCATATGGCGGGAACAGGCCAGACTGAATGCGGTTGGCAAAGCGCTGTGTCGCATTGATGGCGGTACTGTCGAACACCCGCGCCATTTTGTTTTGGCCGGGTGCGCCGCCGCCTTCGTAATAGCCGTCATAAAGATTGCGCTGTGGCAAGCCAAACTCATAGCAATCCTCATAAATCTGACGCCAGTTATCTTTGCGGCGCTGGGCCACATCGTGACGCTTTAGGATATCTTCAACGCTATGCATTAGCTTTATTCCTTTTGCTTATAGCCGCCGCTTTTGACTTGGCGTCTGCTTTTGAACTAGCGCCCCAAGCGCGAAGTGATAAAAGCAGACGCGTTGGTTCACCTTTTTCGTCACGCTCCGGCCCCGGCATGTTACCCATCCGGGCTAAGAATGATGCCCGGCGTGGGTTGTCGCCGCTCTTTACTGGCGCTTTAAGGTTCATGCCCTGCGCCCTAGCAGACGCGCGGCCCTTTTCGTTTAGACCGCCCTTTGGGTTTTTGCCCTCAGATCTTTGCCAAGCCGGACTAGCCACGCGCCGCCCTCATATTGTCAATCAAATTAGGGTATGGACGGCCAGCTTTCTTTGCCGCCCTCATTGCGCTACGCTTCTTAGCCGGGCTAAGTTCCTTTGGCTTGCCAAGATCCTTTGGCCGTTTTTTATCCCAAACGTCTTTAGGCATAATCTTTTTTCTTTGCCATTTTAGTTTTCATGTTGGCCTCAGTTACCCGGCCACCAGTCTGCCGGGCATATTCTTTGGCCGCTTTCATGCCAGCCTTGCTGTAAGCAAAGTGGCGGGTCTTTCCATCTTGAGATACTACCTTTGGCATTTATACCCCCAGTCTTGATACGTTTGATAACAGCGATCTATTGGAAAGTTGTGTTTTGCCAGCCTTTAAACGCTTCAGACGCTCTGCCTCAGTTTCTTTTGCAAGGTCACTGCGAATGACCTCTTTACTACCAAGCTGTTTTTTCTCTTCATCTTCATCAGCGCCAAACGGCAATAAGATTGGCGTATCTCTGCCACGATCAGCGGCGGCGGCTCTGGCCTTGTCTCTCTCAGGATCACGGCCAGTCAATTGTCCAGACGCATTGTAAACGCCAGTAACACGGCCTGTCCTTGGGTCTACAACTGCGCGTGAGCCGGGTTGGCTCAATACATCTTTCATCATTCTGCCCATAGACTGGGCGGCATAGTTTTGCAGTGGCTCAAACCCGGCACCGGGAATTATCGCCGCCGCAATCTTTTGCATATTAGTCATGTTTTTTAGATTTTTTGCGCCTAAATCAATTTGGGCGTCTAGTTTCTTTTGTGCGTAATCTCTAGTCACATTATAACCACTATCAAAGCCTCTATCACGGCCACCACGGTCAGCCTGCATACCGCTTCGCTCACTGCCACCTTCGCGGCCACCGCCAGCTTTCTCTCTACCAGAGCCACCACGTTCGGCAGGTGGATATGACGGGATGCCCTTGTGCAACTCACCCGTGCCGCCACGCGCCTTTAACAGTGCGGCCTCATCCGGCGTGATATAAGCCAACAAGTGACGCTGGCCTCTGATACTGGTTTTGCGTGGTGGGTTTTTTCCGGGCATAGCTTATCCTAACGTGGTCTGGACGCCCTGTTCGGCATCTTCGCGGGTTTTAGACAGTAACATGCGCTGACCGCCGACACGCCGGGCGCGTTGCCGGGCGACAATCTGCATACGCTTTTCTTTTTCTTGCTGTTCAAGCATCGCCTCTTGACGCGCTTGTGCGGCTTTTAATTCTGGATCTGGTGCCGGGGCTGATGGCGTTTTAAATAATCCGCTCACTGGTAATACCTCGCATACATTCGATAACTGGCACCATCGGGGCCGTAGTGTTTTAGTAAACCCTCTGGCGTGAATTGTAACGCATCTGCCCACCTAACAGCAAGGTCATTCTCTATATTTACCGTTAACTGCAACCGCCTCAATACCATATCGGTAGCGATCAGGTTGAAATAGCGGTAGGCACCCCTAGTAAGTGATACAGGCGCGGTAGCAACGTGGTTGGTTGTCAACATCCAGCCCTCTGCCACGCCCGGCCATAACTCATTAACGCCGAAACAGCAAGCGATCTTGCCGCGTAGCATCGCCGTACAAGCGATGCCAGCGGCAGACGCCGCCTTCAGATTGTCGCCATAACCCGGCACAAGCTTCAAGAACTGGGCGTCAAACGGCCTCAATTCTGCCATATAGGCGTGGCCCCAGTGAAATGGCACAATAGAAACTTGACTATTTGTGCAAAGCGATTGCCGCCAATTAGAAGATGCTGAAATCTGCATTGGCTGTTAGCTGTTTAAACTGTTTACTGAATTGACTGTTGCGCGTGATGCTCCGCACCTCGCCAGCGCCAAGCATCAAATAGCCAAACGCATCGCCAACGTGTGAGTGTTCGTTCTTATTCGGCGCATCTCTAAACCGCTCATACCCGGCACCAACCGCAACGCGCTTGAAATGGTAGCCGCCAGCCAGCGATTTTCTGACACGGGTGCATTTGCTGTTGACAATCAGCCCGGCCTTGCCGTCAACCATCCTGTTCATCGGCATTGCCCCGGCTTCTCGCCGCACCTTAAAATCGTTTGTGCTAGTGGGCCGGGCATGTAGGCCCATCGTCCTTAAATGCTCAAATGCCGTCACCTCAAATATTTCATCGCGCTTGACGCCAGCCGGGTCACCCCAGACCAACACGTCAGATTTCGGAAACATCGTCTGTATGTCAGCCAGCAAGTGATGGCAGAACCGTTCAAGCCCCATATCAAACGCCACCAACTCATGCACGACATTCCAGCGCCCGTTCTGCATTTTCTGCCCAAACACCGCCGCCGGGGTCAAACCAAAGTCAAGCCCGATATGCACGGGCCAGCCGGGTTCTATCTCGACATCGCCGGACATGACGCTGTCGCTATACTCAGGCCAGACGGGCTTGCCATCTTGCACATAGACGTACTGCGCCCCGGCATAGCACTGTATCCAGTCAAGCGTTTTCCCGGCCAACTGCTGTTCGTAGTATCCGACTGGCAGGTTGTTAATGTTCTCAGCCTTGGGGTTGTTGATCCAGTGCTTGCCAGCCGCAAACATAGCATCCTCATGTTCGGCAGTACCCTCAACCACGCCGCCGGGTTGTTTATAAAATTTCCACGGGTATTTGCCCCTTATCGGGTTTTTCTCCGCTAGGTTCGGCCACCAGTGGTCACTGTCCATCGGGTTGGTACTCATCCACACGCCGCGCCAAGTGCAACCAGCATTCGCCTTGGTTGGATAGCGTCCGACACGCGAGGTCAGGCCGTCAACCACCGCCTTTGGCAGTTCACGCGCCTCGTCTATGAAGCCCCCGGTCAATTCCAAAGATAAAAGTTTTCGCACATCGCGTGGCTGATCCAACGCCAAAAATATCACCTCGCAGTCGATGCCAGCGGCACCGTCTCTAGGCGGCAGTTTTATGTGGTGCGTGATCGGCGGTGACCAGCGCATCGGCCCCCACACGTTTTCCGGGAAGATCTCTTGCCACGTCTTGATAGTCGTGGTTCGCAGTTCCGGGTAGCTGTTTCGGATAACTGCAAATCGAGTATATCTGATCCCATCTATCGGCGAAGGCTCTTGCTTCACAGCCCTCAACATCACTTCGGCTAATGAAGCAAATGTCTTGCCAGAGCCGACTGGCCCCATCAGCCCACGCACGAAACTGTCGTCTTGTAAAAATTGCCATACTGTTGGACTTTGCGAAAAATCAAGGTTAAGGCCAGCAAGCGCCTCAGTCGTTGGCTGTTTCCTACGCCGGGGTGATCTGTCGCTGGCCGCTCTCGCTCTAGCCATCAGTCGTTCTCCGGGCTGAAAATGATAGTCGCAACATTCTGAAAGTCACTGCTGTTTAGTTCTAACATAGCGCCGCCACAATGGGTACACACAACTTTCTCACTTCGATCCATTACCCTACCACGGGTGTCCTTCCCACAATATCCACATATCACCTCATCATAGAAGAACCGGACTGAATAATAGTCCTTAAAATTTATCACGTCAGCCGTCATCGCCGTCAATCTCCACTATGCTAGTCGTTGGCCCGGTAATGTTGATGCCAATCATACTAGGCTTCATGTTGTCGCTGTTCGGCTCTAGCAGGCCGCGATGCTTCGCCAGTAGGCGCAACGCCGACAGCTTGTCGTGCATCTCAACCTCAATCTGATTGCCAAACTGATTGGGCGTGACCTTCACCTTCTTAATCGCACGTTTGGCGCGTTCCGACAATTGATCGCTGGGCGTCAATGTGACGCGGCCCATATCGTCCCACTGGATAACGTCAGTCGCCTCACCAGCGCCAATGGCCTCTAACTCTTGCACGACAGCTTCGCGCCTCGCCTCATCGGATGAGGCAAGCGCGGCGCGTTGCTGTCTAATCGTTGGCGATTTGCTGTCTGACATGCAGGCACTCCGATCCTGTTGCGGCATAGCCAGCCAGATCCACCCAGCTATCCTGATGATCCGGCGTTGCGGCCAGCCGGGCTAGCTTGACCCCGGCCATCATCATCGCCACATGTTCTGGCTGGAACTCAATGCCAACCAGCGCCGTCCAAATGACAGCGATGCGTTCGTGGTTGTCCCAAATACTACCATACTCTTCGCCGCGATCAGCTACGGTTTCTTTTGCGGCATCCAATAATTCATTGCGGTTCATTCGCTTTCACCCTTTATGTCAATGATAGTCAGTTCGCAGACGCGACAGTTGTATTTTACCTTATGCGCCCATTCGCGCTCTACCTCAATTGAACATCGGCACCGGGGGCATTGCTTGTTGTCCAAGCGCCGCTGGAACGTGCCATCGCCCTCATAAATGTGATCGTTCATGCAAAACTCCATCGCCATTACAACGATAACACAACGTCCATTCGATGCAACCGTAGCCGTCCGGCTGTGTGATCCAGCCGTCATCGCAATGGGTGCAGGGAATTGCAGGAAAATTTTGTGTGACACCCCCATCGATAGAGGAGGAGGGGCGGGGGGCAAGGGGTGCCTCTCCGCTAGCGGCCAGACCAGCGCCTGCCTGCGCCCGGCCTGTGCAAAAGCATATGTCGGTATGTTCGTTGCACATCACAGCATCCCCTGCGCCACATCGTAAAGCGATGGCACCCCTGCCCTTCGCTCTATGGCTTTATCACACACGTTCAGCGTGGCCGCACTGACATCAGCCGCAGTGTAGCCAGCGACAGCCAGCCGCCGGGCGTGTGCTATCTCATTATCATACAGCCGCACCTGCCCGGTGGCCTGCTGAACGGCGCGGATGTAGGCGTGGGCGATCGCCGCCGCCTCTGGCTGATCAGATGCGCGAGAGACTAAGTGTCCATCCCCCATACCCCCTATTACATTTGCGGGTGCGTCATCATCGTCATCACGCACCTGTAGCGGTGTAGCAATGTGTATCTCTTCGTATGTGGGCAACGGCTCATCGCCATCCCACAGCACCTGATAGCGATTGCTGTGCCATCCGCTGGCTGTCTCTTGATAGTCCTTCGGCGATAGCTGGCGCACATACTTGCGGCGCTTCAATATCTTCATTGCGTTATGCACCGTTACACGCTCCGCATAGCCTGTTATGTCACACATAGTCTGCATAGCAGGCCAACACACGCCAGCGCGGTTAGCGAAGATGCACAACGCACCAAGCACCCGCAATTCGCGTTCTTTTAATTCACGATCACCGACTGCCCGTGCAGGCAACACTGACCACTTACGACTAAAAGGGGATTTCATCATTCAATTCCTTTGCTGTTTGTGTCTTGAAGCTTTCGACTGCGGCACCGGGGAACATCTGCTTTGCTGTCTCAGTCAACACGCCAGCCTTGGTCTTTTGCCATTCGTCAATGATCGTGGCTATCTCACCAATGCTGTACACCGACATGTCACGATGATCAGCGGCCACCTTGCCAGCCTCATACTCATCGCGTGTCACCGCCAGCACCTTGCCGCTTGGCATCGGCGCTTCCCAGTATTCGCCTGTCAGCGGCTTATGCCCAGCCGCTATGGCCGCATTCACCAGCGCCTCAACGCCTCTCAATGTGACTGCCGCCTGATGCTCAATGTCTTGCATATTATCGATAGCCTGATTGAGCCGATCCATCTGTTCTTCAAACCGCCCTCGCAGTGCCTCATCCACTAGCCAAGGCAAACGATCCACGCCCCATTCGGCTTCGACTGCCCTGACCTTTCTGTCATACTCAAACAGCGCATCCTGCTGACGGCGCATCGCACCCTCACTAGGCGCATAGTATTGTTTGCTTGGTTTCCTAACTCTTGCCATTACCTATCACCTACATGCCGGGACTATGAGAAGAGATCCCCCTATAGTGGGGATCTCATCTCCGTCATATCCGGTCACCTGTCCGGTTAGTATGAGATTGGTATGAGATTTACCATTTCTCATCTCACATTCTCGCCTAACTCATTGTTAATCCACACTTTGCCGCCGTCATTGACGACAACACCCTTCAATTGCAGTGCCGCGCGGTCATCTGAGCGCTTTCTTGACGTTAGATCCGGGCATTTTTGCTTGTGCAATTCTTGCCACCGATCCATCGCCATCTGCGTCACTGCCATATCAATCAGCCCGTTTTGTAGCGCCTGTAGCGCCAGCAACTGACCCGGCGTCAGCTTTGCACCGCGTTTCTTTTCTGCCGCCTCAACGGGCAATAGAACCGCACTGCTGTCGTCAATCAATGCGACTGGCGTCAACTCATACTGGCTATCAGCGATTGGCTCCGCGTCTTTTTGCTTTTCCATTTTCAGTGTGACCCGGCCCTCACTGCTCGACAGGGCCAACACAGTGTCGCTCAGACCCAATAGACTGCTTGACCCCCTCATGCCTCTGGCGGCGTCCTTACCACTGTGATGAACCGCTAGGACGGCACAGTCGGCGTGTCGCTGTATGACGCCGCACATCTCACCAAACTGGCCCATAGCCGTTGCGTCATTCTCATCTGACCCAGTCGCCGCCAGTGTCCGGGCCACTGTGTCAATAACAATCAAGCTGAAATCCTGTTTGAAATTGTCGATTGTGCGTAACAGCTTTTCCAGATCCGGCGGGTCTAACAACTTGACCGCCATTGGTAGCACATAGAATGGCGTGGTGCCGTGTGTGTCGTTGTGTGACTGCCACGCCTTGATCCGCTTGCCAAGGCCACCAACGCCCTCTGCCGCGATGTAAAGCACGGCACCCTGCCTTGTGGCCCGGCTGTGCCACTGCCGCCCGTATGTTATCGACAACGCCCAGTCGATTGACAGGAATGACTTACCAATGCCCGGCGCACCATACAGCACAGAGAAACCGTGCTTGGTCACGATGCCGTCAACCAGCCATTCGATTGGTGGCATGTTGCGTAGGTAGTCTATGTCGTAGGTTTCAAACACGTCCGGCTTGTCAACTGGCTCCGCCTTGTCCGGCTCTTGCTCAATGGCTGGTGTCTCTTTAACTAGCGCCATCAATTCGCTGGGGCTGTGATCATTAAGCCAGTCGAACACGTCTTGCTTGTCAGTCAGCCCCGGCAGGCTGACGCGCTTGATGCGCTTCACCACCGGGTAAAGCTGACTGACCACCACATCAGCGTGTGCCTGCCCAGCCTCATCGGCGTCAGGTATGACTATGACATTGCGATCAGCGAAATACTGATTGATGTCTGGCTTCCAGTTCTTTGCGCCGCCGTGATTGGTTGTCGCCACCACGCCCAACTGGTTTAGCCTGTCGGCGCATTTCTCACCCTCGACAACAAACACTGGCGCGTCTGGGTTCTGTATCATGCCAACTAGGTTGTATGGCACGGCTGTGACGCCATCCATATTGTACAGCCAGCCACCCTTGCCATCAGGGCGGCGCTGTCTGAACGACTTGGGTTCAAAGCGTTGCACTTGGAACAGCAAATCACCGTCAGGCCCGTAATAGCTGTATTCACGGGCCAAATACTTTGCCGGGGTCAGCGTTGGCTGTACCCGCTTGGCTATACCAAATTTCTTTTCCAATACGTCCGGGATATTGCCATTGATACTGGCTGGCTCAAACATCCGCACCAGATCGACAACGCCGCCACCCACGCCGTTTTCGTGATCAAACCAAGTGCCGCGCTTGCTCACACTAAATGAGCCGTGTGTCCCCCAGCGCAACTCATTCCCTTTTGACAGTTTGGCATTCGGCTCACCCAAATAGTGCCGTGCAACCTGTTCTATGTATGCCGCTATATTCGTCATATCACACAATCCCCCCCGTCCTTTTGGCAAAAGTAACCCTCTTCATCAAACACCCAATCGGATTGCCTTTGCACAAAATCAACAAACTCTATCAGGTTCCTGTCTTTGCGAAATGTTGAGCCTGTTTGTTGTTCCATCCTAATCCACCATTCAGCGCGATCAGGATATTGCTTCGCCATTGACGCCAATATTGCTTCGCTCTTTAGAAAACAAAAATCGCAATTACCAAGCGGCGTTTTCCCGGCCACGTTATCTAGCCGCAAATCGAAATTTTGCTTTTTCCAAAACTGCGATATTTCTCTTTTTGTGACGCCGTCATCTAACAGTGGATACCAGTATGACCAACGGTCTTTACTATCTGTTTTGGCGCGGCGTTGTTCATCAGCGCGTATGCCTACTGCCGCCGACCAATGCTTCCAGCCCAAATCATTTACCAAATACCTCTTCATTGGGCGTATCTTCAAATCCGTTGTGCAAAAGCGCGTCACAATGTTTGGCAGATATTTTTTTGCTTTCAACAAAACCTCAAATGGTTCACCGTTTTTGCTTGCGTTTTTATAACCTGTAACGCGGTATGATGCCCTATTGTCTTTGCGGTCATACTCTATCCACACAATGTTGACGCCCCATTTTTCTGAACACTCATGCACAAAATCTAGCGTCTGTGGCATTTCACGCCCGGTGTTTGCAAACATAACTTGGCACCGCTCTGGCAGATCACCATTTGCTTGCAATATGTGATACAGCATATATGCAGACGTTCTCCCCCCAGAGAAACTAATCTGCACGTTGCCGTCTGGTAATTTATAAAAATTCATCGTACTACCTCACCCCCTTTCACCCGAAAGACGCGCCCGGCGGGGAAGGGAGGAAACCCCGCCGGGCGCTACCGCACTAGAACAGGTCTGCGCCTGCGCTTGCGGGTGTGACAGGCGGCGCTGACACTGCCTGTGCGGGTTCTGCTGGCGCTGACGCGCCTTGGTTCATACCCTCTGGCCGCTCAATCCAGCCAGAGATTGACCACTTGGGTGACCGAAACGTCTGTGTGCCTTGCGCCTTAGTTTCGATCTGGATGCGGTCACTACCAGTGATCTCCACGACTGGCAGTTTGCCGGGGTTGTCAGCCTTCCCGGCGAGGAACGCATCATGCAGGTCATTCATCTGATTGCGTACAATCTTTGACGATGATGACATTTCACGCAGGCCGATCTCTTTATTGTAGAGGCGGATGCGGAAACCCTCTTTGTGGTCAGGCGATGGCTGTTGTGGCATTGGCTCACCGACTTGAACCAAACGAAAGTCTGGCCCGTTGGCGGTAAATGCAATGAAGCCAACCTCAATCGTGTCCAAATCCATCACCACTTTTATTGGCATGTCCATTTCAGTTTCGCTCTTTTCCCAAGTGCCATCAGGCGCTTGGTGCCGATCTTGCCGGACGAATGAGCCGTCCTTGGCGCTGTATTTAACAATCGGCAGGAAATCCCCACCACCCGAATTAGAACTTTCTGTGAAACCTAAAGCCATTGATTTTCTCCATTCAACTTTAGAACTACCGCAAAACGGTTGCGGCACCGACTGGGAAATAGGCACACACGTCTGCGTCTTGGGCATCGCCCCGGTCAGACCTGCCGCCCTTTCCCAATTCATAATCGCCGGCAAAATCAAACCTGACGATATTATCTGTGTAAACATTTAATAGATAGCTTGGCAGGCCAGTGTGTTGCGTCAGCAGTCTCGCTTGCAACACTTTTGACAGGCTCACCATAGCCGTTGGGTATTTGAACATGTGGCATGTGCGGTGCTTGACCTCAACAAACGCCTTTGGCTTATCGCCCTTCAACACAAGAAAGTCCAGCCGATATTGCAATGGCAGTTTGTAAAAGTCATAGCCGTGCGCGGCGAATGCTTCAGCCAGCGCGTGTTCTTTGACGCGGTCAGCGTCTGTCTCATACATCTTACGCATCAGCCAAATGTTCCCGCACAATCATCATCGCCGTCATCGTGTCGCACTCAACAGCGTAGCGCCAGTCGTACTGCTCTGTCAGATCCCCGGCTGGCACAAAGTCAGACATGCCAACGATAGCCGCAACCGGGAAACGCCAGCGGATCGGCAATCGGTCATATTTGTAGACCAGCAATGGTAGCCTGTTTGTTGCCAACGCACTGTCGCACGTTTGTGACCACCACTGAGGGTTTATGCCGTAGCCGGCGCGGCGGCGCTTCGCCTCAATGCTGAATGGAAAGTCAGGCATATCGACACAGATCAGATCGCCGTGTTCTGCCTCTCTATATTGCTCTATGTCGCGCTTAAAGGTCAGGCCCAGTTCATCCAACAGGATCTTCGCCAAGTCCCGCTCAAAATTCGCGCCCTTGTTGCGCCCATTAACCATCGCGCCTGATCCCGCGCAATGCACCAGCCGCGTCAAACGCTGGCTTTTCTGCCAGCATCTTGTCCAGCGCTTGGTCTAAAATATCATCGGCCAATGCGGCCATTGAGCGGTGCGCTGACACGTCAAGCGCGGCCCGTAATTTGTCCATTGTGGTATTTCGCAGTCTGAAATGCGCCTGTGTCGTGGGTGCCATATCAACTTTCTTTCGTTTGTTTTCAATCACTTGTCATTTTTTGTGCAAAAACATACACAGCCACCCTTGTACCACACTGGTAGATGGTGTATATAATCATTATTGACACCAAACAGGGAGACTAAAATGACACTGTTAGACAAAATTGAAATCTGGAGACAGGACAATTTGCCGGCAGGCTCAGAGGCGTCGAGTGATCTGTGCAATCTTATTATGGATTTGCACGACGATATGCCAGACCCATCAGATAATGAGGTTGCAGGGTATTGGCTTCTGGGTTTGGTGTGGGACAAGTCATCGCTTGTCGAGCATCGCGACGCAATTAGATCATTTGTAGACGCGGTGGCCTAACGGCCCCGCCCCAACCAAGGGAGATTGATATGACCAAATACGTTGCTTACTATCGTGTGTCCACAAAGCGCCAAGGCCAATCCGGCCTTGGCCTCGAAGCCCAGCAGGCGCTGGTGTCTGACTTTGCCAAAGATAATCCTATCATTGCTGAGTTCATTGAGGTTGAGAGTGGCCGCAATGACACGCGCCCGGTGATGGCTGAAGCGCTGGCCTACGCCAAGCAGTCTGACGCCATCCTAGTTGTTGCCAAGCAAGACCGCTTGGCCCGTAAAGTTTTATTCATCGCCCAGCTTATTGAAAGTGGTGTGCCGTTTGTCATTGCCGACAACCCACACGCCGACAAGTTCCGCCTGCACATTGAGGCGTGTATCAATGAGGATGAGGCTGAGAAGATCAGCAAGCGCACCAAGGACGCCCTCGCCGCCGCCAAGGCGCGTGGCGTCAAGCTTGGCTGTCCAAACCCACGCGCTGGCGGTCTGGCATCAGGTGCCGCCCGGCGCGAAAAGACACAGCGCGTTGCCGCCAAGGCAATGCCAATCATTACTGCCCTGCGTGACGCTGGTGCGTCACTCCGGGCCGTAGCCAGCAAGCTTAATGAGGCTGGCATACCATCTGCTATGGGTGGTGCGTGGCACGCAACCAGCGTGCGTAATTTGATAACTGCAATGGGGAATTGATATGAATAAAAAACGCCGTGACGCAATCGTTCATGCAAATTCTTTGGTGGCTCAAGCTTGGGCCATCATTGAAGAGGTGCATGAAGGTGAGGAAGAGGCATACGAAAATATGCCTGACAATTTAAAATATTCCAGCAAGGGTGAGATTGCTGGTGAGGCTGTCATCAATCTTGAAAACGCATTGAGCGCCATTGAGGATGTTGACGCATATCTTAGTGAAATTTCTGCACAGTAAAGGGAGACTAAAAATGGTCAAAGAATTTTTCGGGTTTATGTTTTTAATGACTGTGGCGATTGCTGGCCTGACTAATATCGTCACAGATGAATGGAACGTGTGGGCCTTGATGGTCAAACTAGGGGGGACAAACTAATGGTTGGAAAACTTACACCAGATTGGATGCTGTCGGCATCACGCATACCAGTGTTGCTGAACGCATCACCGTACCAGACGCAGAATGATCTGCTGGCTGAGATGATCCGCATTGATGAGGGCGGTGAGCCAACGCGCATACCGCCCAATGAAAATATGGCGTGGGGTGACATGCTGGAACCCGTTGTGTTGACCGAAGCCGCAAAGCGCCTTGGCCTGACCAATGTTGAATTGGAATTTTCTGAGGCGGTCAAGCACGATCACCTGCCACTGGCCGCGTCACTTGATGGCGTTGGGTGTGGCAAGGGTGACATCATCGCTGACATGAACAAGGGCATCTACACGCCCGGCGCTCACCGCGTTGATATCAGCGGCCTTGGCTGTCTTGAAGCTAAGACGACACAAGCGCCGCCGGAAGATTTGCCCCCGGCCTATCGCGGCCCGTTGCAGTTGCAGGCTCAGATGATGTGTGCCGGGTACAAGTGGGGCGCTGTCTGCGTACTGTACCGGGGCAGTGAATTACGCACCTTCGTTTATCAGGCTGACCCTGCTGTGCAGTCCCGCATCATGCAGGCGGTGCATGACTTTGAACAGCGCCGCAAAAACAAAGACTGGTATGAGCCAGTCAGCGCCGAAGATGCGGCCACCGCATACAGCCGTGTCGATGATGCGGCACCGCCCATCGAACTGGCAAGCGAAGAGGCGCGTGACTGGCTGAACCAGCTAGTCGTAGCCAAGCGCAACAAGGCGGCGGCGGAACAGGACATTGATGAGGCCAGTGCCGCAATCATGCAGATGATGGGGTCACACAAAGAGGCCATCGGCACTGTCGGCAATCAGATGATCAAAGTCACTTGGCCGGAGCGCCGCTTCAAGGCACAGCCTGAGAGGCTTGTCCCGGCCAAGCCCGAAAGTGTCGTGCGTCAAAAAACATTAACGATAAAGGAGTTGAACTAATGCCCCGTCCACGCGATTTAAGCGCCACTGAGCGCGTCTATGATGCGATAGTTTCATACACTGCCAACAATCCCTACCCGCCGTCACAGAGCGAAATAGCGGCAATGGTGGGCCGAAGCCGCACGGCAGTCGTTAAACACCTTGTGCATCTGACTGAGGCTGGACGCATTGAGGTTCCACCCGGACGCCATCGCGGCATCAGGGTGGTCAAATGAGGGTGCCAACAAAAGAGGAAATCAAGCAGGCGTTGCAGATCCCAAAGGCAACGCCGCCGCTTGACAGCCTTGGCCGGACGAACAGGCCAACCACAGCCAAGAATATGACTATAAAAATAAAGGTGAAGGGGCAACGCTAGTTGCCCTTTTTCTTATCCATATTCAGCC